GGCTTCGCCGCCCGCACAATATCGCTAGTAACTTTGTAAATCCGTGATTCTACGTGACTTATTCGCTTACGACTTTTTGGGAGTGGCGACTGAAAAAGCCCCGCCGGGGTGGCGGGGCAGGTTATTTTAGCGGGATTTCGGGTGATAGCCGGATTGGACCCGGCCCAGCTTCTCCCTAAACTCGCGCGCTTCGCGCCGACGCTGCCGGATCTCCTCGGGTTCTTCTTTCGGGATGTAGGCCATGTTATTGGCAGGCCGCTCGTCGGCTCAAGGGCAACAAAAAAGCCGGGAGTGTGCACCTCCCGGCCCGCGCTGGCGGCGCTACTCGGTTACCTCGGCCTCGTGCTCCTTCAGGTCCTCGGGAAGCTCGTGGGCGTTCATCAGCAGCCAGCGGCATGCCTCTTCCGGGGAGACCCACTCGGCGTGCGGAGTACTGCCTTGAACCTGGCTCTCGTGTTCGACGTAATACCGGCCCTTCCGGCTGCGGTACAGCGTCTCGTGATTCCACTGCGATCCGGTTGGCACGCTGATGTGATTCGATCCATTCCAGCGGGTGGCCTCGGCCCAACTCTGCGATGCATTCTCGGTGTCTACCACCGTGCTTTCCATTCGATAACGCGACATGCTCGTTTCTCCTGTACTTTTTGCCGGGGCTTGGTGCCCCGTATCCTTATTATATATTGCTGCGGTATTTCTGCGGTATTTTGCTGGGGCGCGATGACGAAAAAGGCCGGGGTTGTGCGCTCCCCGGCCCAAGTTGCGATTATTTTCTCAGACTTACAGCTTCCCTACGGTATCACACGGGAATCGAGCCTTCGCCTCTGCCGAAGTCGTAGAGCCGCCGCTCCAGCCAGGGGAGGTCTTCGGAGATCTCCTCCTCCATCGGCAAAGCCAGCAGATAACGGTCCTCGGGGCGGCATTCGATGATCAACCCGCCAGGGTACAGCCAGCAGTGCTCGGTATCGTCGGCGAAGGGATAGGCGCTGACTTCTTCATGCTCCACGCCCACCAACTTCTTCGATGCCTGCCAATCCTGGAATGTCATGACGGTCGCTCCGATCCGGCGTCGATCACCCGGCTTGCGCCCGGGATGCTCACCCAGCCCAGCTTACCGCCCCAGAACAACTCGATGTAGCCGGTGATCTTGCCCTCGCCGTTCTTGATCTCGGCCCACTTCGTCCGCTTTGTTCAACCTGGCGCCCTCCTCGTCTCGCGGCAGATGGACCCGTTCGGCAATGCGATCGAGAAACTTCATGCTTGGCCTCTATCCGGCAAGACTTCCGCGTGAGCGTCGGCCTCGCACTCCTGGCATTTCACTACCATTCCTGGGAAGAGTTGCTGCTTCTTCACGTCCGCGCGGCGCACCTTGCTGCGATGGCCGCAGGCCAGAATCACCGTCTGCCATTCGCCGCCGCCCCACTTGAGAATCCGATCGATCTTCGTCATATACCGGCCCCTCGCGGCGTTAATTTCGCGATCAGAGCCAAACCTTCTTCGCGGGTGTCTATCGCGCAGAGCGTGCCGTGGCCGACCACATACAGGCCGTCGCTGCGCTCCTCGATGCGATATGGCCCGCTGGTGTCGAACTTCATGCCGTCGCTGAATTCGAGTGTGTCCATCTCAGTACTCCTCCGCAAGCATGATGGTCAGTACGCGGGTGGTCTGGGCCGGATCTTCCGGGTGTTCGCTGCCCCACACCACCTGTTTGTCGTAGTAGTCGATCTTCCAGAAGATCTTCTGGCCGTCATGCTCGAAGCTGCCGAAATCGTGCTCTCCATGCGGATCATTCGCGGGATTGAAGGCATCGAATTTCTCCACGGCTTCGCGGATCGCCGACTGATCGGCCGGCGGCAGTGCATTGATGCCGGATGTTTGGACTAACGTACTCGCCACGCCCATTGCGGTGCGCGCGAGATCGTTGAGAGCCGCGATTTGCTGGACCGGGCTTGTACATCGAATGTGATTGCTCATGCCAAGATTTTCCCATAAGCAATTGGCAGACTGCCGGTGTGGCCGCAAAGGTGTTGCAGATTTGCAACAGATGCGGTGTAAGATAGCCGCGAAAGGAACCTTTCCGCATGAATGCAGCTTTAACTTTCTCCATTCCCTTGGGCGACTTCTCGTCCGGGGGAATTCCCACGCCGCCGATTTACTATCCGCCGCACCCCTGGCTCCCAGGGCATCGCCCGCCCGTTGATCCGGGCTACGGCGTTCCGGGGCCTCCGCTTGGAACCTGGGGAGGCGTGCCGCCCAACTACGTCGGCGGCGGGCCGATGCCGGGATGGCCTCCGCATGTTGGCGGCGGACCGATGCCCGGTGGACGCCCTGTTGATCCTGGTTATGGCGTCCCTGTGCCGCCGCTCGGCTTCTGGGGCGGTGTGCCCCCTGACTACATCGGTGGGGGTCCTATGCCTGGCAGACCGCCGCACGTCGGCGGCGGACCTGTCTATCCCGGTGGCCCAGTTGATCCCGGCTACGGCGTTCCTGCGCCGCCGCTCGGATTCTGGGGCGGGACACCGCCGGATTACATTTCGGGTGGCCCATATCCGGGACGGCCTCCGGGTTACGTGTCAGGGCAGCCGGTGCCTCCGGGTTGGGTCGGTGGGCCTCCGAGTTGGGGAATTCCCGGTCCGCCCTACCCGCCGCACGTCGGTGGTGGGCCGATGCCAGGGAATCCGCCGCATGTCGGTGGCGGTCCAATCTATCCGCAGCCGCCAGCGCCAGAGCCTCCTGGCCACATAAGTCAACCAATTGTCCTTGGGTGGACGCTCCAATTCATTCCGGGGACGGGTTGGGTGTTGGTGCCGCCATTTCCCGGCGGTGTAGAGCCGCCTCCGCAAGTTGGTGGCCAGCCGCCCACACCAGAACCGAAATAGAAACGAAAAAAGCGGCCCCAACTTCTCGACGGGGAGCCGCTTTTCCTTGTGTGTCCAGCCCAATCAGGCCCGACTCCCTCAGTCTACTTCATTCCTCCCTGCGCAGCCGCCCGAGCCTTCGCACCGCGCGCCGGCCGACTCAATTCCAACGCCTCGTACTCCTCGACCTTGGCGGCCAACACTTCCGCCAGCCCCGCTTCGTGCCGAGTCATTTCGCGGCGTTCGCTTTCCTCGGCCAGTTGCTTGTAGGCGCGGGCAATGGCGTACTGCCAGATGGTCACAGATTCTTTTGCCTCCACTTCAGGGCAAAGCGCGCCGCCGTCTCTGCCAACTCTGCCAACTCGGGATCGGATGCCAGTGCGCGCAGTTCCTCGACGGTCATCTCGCGCTGGGTGAGATCGGCCAGGTAGCGGTTGAAAGAGCCGCAGTACAGACAGAGTGCGATATCGCCCTCCTCCGGCACTGGATTCGCTTCGGTCCCCAACCCCGTGCCTCCATCGGCGCCCCCTCCGCAGCGCGGGCAGCACGCGCCGGGAATCAGCTTTCCTACAGACTTCACATGCAGTCTGCGGAGTTTGAATTTCATTGCCGGTATCCGTTCTTCAGGATGAACTCGTAGTCCTCGATCTTCGCGCCGAACAACTTCATGCGGCCATCGAAGTCGCTCTGATCGAAGAGGTGCACCGCTGGCTGGTCGAGAAAACGAACACCCCGGCGATCGCTCTCGATCTTCTGAACGTACTGGCAGACGCGATCCGGCGTCTGGGCCAGGGGCGTCATGGCATCACACAGCTTGAGCAGGCCTTCCTTGACTGCCTGATGATGGCCGTCGTGGGTCTGGCCGAGTATCTTGTGCTGCTCCTCCAGGCTCAGCGCCAGCAGGCGCTCGGTCGGCTCGAAGAAATTAACGATGCTGACGAACACCATCGCATCCGGGGGCAGCATGGCGGTCACGAGCTTGAACAGCCCGAAGCCGAGATCCTTAGTGTGGCCGCCGCTGAGCCACTTCTTGCCCAGCTTTTCGATCAGCATGCGCTCGATGCTTTTCATGCGGTGCAGGGATTCGCCTTCGTGGTACGACGCCAATAGGCAGTTGAAATCGCTCCGCTCGAGTTCCCGCTTCGCCATGTTGAGGGCTTGAAGCGCGAGGCCTTGAAGTTGCGCGTCGGTAATTTTCATAGCGGGTCCATCCCCATGTCGATGGCGGTGTTTAGCCACCCATCGATATCGGCGCGGGTCGCGATCGTATCTACGCGCGACCGCAGGTCCGCCAGTTCTTTGGCGCCGACCGCATCCTGGTGAGGATTCTCGTCCCAGACCGAGGAACCGATCCACTGGCGCAGATACGCTCTGATGACCGGGATATCAGCCATCTCCACTTCTCCCTCGAGATAGCGTTTGACCGCAGGCACCAGCACTCCGCTGGTTTCGTTGATCCAGTAGCCGGGTTCGCTCATTGCCTTCTCCTTCCACGCGGGTTCATTCCGCTGGGACCTCGTAAGGCGTGAAAGCCGGATTGCCCAGATTGATCGCGTTGACGAACCGCAGCGACATGCGGAGAAAATCCGGGTCCCATCCGGCAGAACCGAGCGCAAAGCCGAGCAGCATCATCAGTTCGTCCCAATCGTCCTTCGTGAAAACCACAGTGGCGCCCGCCGCATCGAACGTTGATTTCATATCTGAAGTTCCCTCCACGCCTCCTGCCAATCGGCGGCAGCACTCCGCAAGGCTTCGCCCAGCGCGCGCGCAGCAAAGCGCCAAACGCTGGCGGGCCGCGCCACTTCGCGGACCAGCGCGGCGTGCTGCTTCTCGGCTTCTGCCCACGTTGAACACCGCTCTTGCTCCCAGCCGCCCTCGCCGTCCCAGAACGCCATCGTTTCAAATAGCAGCGGCGGGCCTTTGCGCCACTGATGATTCAAGCCGAGAAATACGGTACTCACCTCGCAGAGATCGAACACCCGGCTTACCGCCGCACGCCGGTTCTCGATCTCGAAGTTCCGCGCCCACGTCAGTAAGTCCGGTTCCGGCACCGGAGTCTGGCCGATGAGGACGTAGTGGTCAGGCATTCATCCGCTCCACGATCGCCGCCGCCAACAACGGCAAGCCTTCGTCCGTCCAGGCTTCGGTCTGCAAATACTCCCGGTCCTCCAGACTCCAGTACCGCAGCCGCGCGGCGTCGCCGTTGTCGAGGGTCACGCGCAGGTCCATCTCAAATTGCTCATCCGCGGCCCACTCCCGGCCCGCGAGATCCACCACGAAAATCAGCGGCGGTACAGCCACGCCGAATTCGGGATTGTCCACCTGATCTATGGCGGGGTCGATCAGCCAGCGATCCGCCGCCAGCACCAGCAGATGCCCGTTCCAGCCGGTGCCCACGTTGGGAAGGTCGCGCCAGGTTGCGGCGTTGGCGCGCATCTCTTCCCGCTCCTTGCCCGTGAAGCCGCACACTCGCGCGTACTTTCGCGCCGGAACCTCGAAGATGTAGCTTACCGGCAGCACTCTGGTCGGGATCTGAAAAAGCCGCATCGCTTCGACAACCGTGCGCGCCGCGCCGATACAGGACTCCGCGCTCATCCACTGGCGCATGATAGGCCGCGCCGTTTTCTGGAAATGCGTGATTGCCGCCGCCGGGGTCCACTTCATGGCTGCTTCCTCCGTCTCGCCAGCAGAAGATCCACGCACTGGCTGCACCCTAGCAGCGTCATCGCGCGCGGCTTCACCATGAACACCACCATGTGCCCGCAGGACAAAACACACTCCCAGCTTCCGTCCGTGCAAGCCACGCAGCGAGTGATTGCTCTCGGCCCGACCAATTGTTCGTCGTCTTCATCGGGACCGATTGTGAAGGTCGTCATACCGCGTCCTCAAAGCGAACGAGGCCCATCGCGTCAGCCACCAGCAGCGGCACGGTGCGGTCCCGATTGTAGAAGCCGCGACACACGGCATTGGCCTTCGTGCCAATCGTGTGATGGCAGACGATGGCGGTCTGCTCCTCGATGGACTCGCGCCGCATTTGCGCCACCGTCTCTCGCGCAATGACGCTATTGCTGCGGAAGATGCATGTCTCGCACTGCCGCGCCATCACATGGATGTAGCCGTCGCGAAATACGTTGAAGCGGCGGCGGCTCATGCCGGGTCGTCCCCGTTGGCTGCGCCGAGCGCCCGCAGATAGGCGGCGATGCCCGTCAGCAGTGCTTCGCGGGCCGCGCGCTCTCTTCGGTCCAAACGCTGCTGCTCCTCCCGCGTCACTTCGATGTCCAGCGCCATCAGTTCGAGCGAATGCGTCAACGCTTCCAGGCGCTCATCAATCGTCGGCTTTCGTTTCTCTTCGCTCATTTACTTGTGGTGCTCCAGCTCGTGAATTTTGAGCTTCGCTTCCAGATTTTCAAACCGCGATAATAGCTCTGCCTGCATCGCCTTCATTTCCGCCCGCAGCACGTCCCGCATATCCTCGACGCTCTTGCGGTTCGCGTACGCTCCTGCGAAGATCGCCAGCAGCGTCAGAATAATCGTGAGTAGCTGAACATCCGTCATTTCACCCCGCGTTCCCTTCCATTGCTGCGGGCGATCAGTTCGCCAATGGCGCTGACCAGCTTTTCAATTCGTTCGTCCAGGCGCTTTTCGCGTTCGTCGGCCTCCCGCCGGATTTCCTGAAAGCGGACTTCCGTCTCCTGAAAGCGGGCTTCGGTTTTGATTTGCGCATCCAGGAGAATCTTCGTTGTGCCAGCGATTTCCTCCATAGTCTTCTCGAGACGCGTAACGCGCGTATTCAAGGTTTCCGCCATTGCCTGCTCCTGTTGCTCAGTATATTCCTACAGTATTGTTGTGGTAGCTTGTTGTCAATGGAGCGTCGGGGTCGGTGTCGAACCGCCCTCTTCGGTGGGGATCACCGCTGTTTCAGCCGGAATACTACCGACGCGCTTTCCTCGTACCATGCCTGCCCCCGCCGCCGCGATCGCGGAGTACGGAAGCACCGGAACCGTCAGGCGTGCTCTCGCCTTCGGGTTCGTGAAATACAGATACCGCAATTGGAACCCGGGCAGCGGCTTGAACCCCGCCGCCTTGTAGTGATCCATGTCCGCGCCGCCCCGGTATTCCGTCCTGCCCGCGATCGCCTGGACCTTTTTCATGCTGGTGCGCTCTCCGATGTTGCTGATCACCTCGCCGGCCGGTCCGCCCCAGAGCGTCGTGTTCGCCTTGATGCGGGTCAACAGAAAGCCTGCCGCGCGGTAGATCGTGCCGTCGCCGCACTGGGTCGCATCCGCAAACGAGACGATCCAGTCGATCCACGGGTACTGCTTGCGGATCAGCCGCAGCGCCACGCCCAGCGCGCGGCTTTCGGAATTGCGCGGCAGGTTGTCGCTAAAGGCCAGCCGGTTCAATTCGAGGAAGCCGTTCCAAGCCGTGCCGGGAACCAGTGGCAGCAACTTCCGGCGGTCGAGCGAGGGACCGAATTGCAGCGCGCCTTCGAGGCGGGTGCCGAGAAACACGCCGAGATGTAACTGGGAATTCACAACGACCTTGTGCGAGTAGTGCAGCTTGCGCATGAGCGCGTTCGCGTCCTTGCTCGAGATGGGGGCCACGCGGAGATCCTTCGCGCTAGTCTCGTTCATACCCAACACATTCCCGAATCGCAGCCAGTGACCTCGCCGAACAGCGAATTCACGCCACTGTCCGGTTCGCTCAGATCCGCGTCTTGCAGGGCGACCCGAGACTCATGCAGCCATACCCCGTCGCCGCCGGACAACAGGTCCGCTGTTCGTATGCTGAGATCCATGCGGCACGCCTCTTCCCAGTCCTTTGGGCTATAGTCCCGCAACCTGCGCCATTGCGAGTTGCGCCGATGGCGACACATCCAGCAGGATGACTTCGGAGGGGTCGGCAACCCGGCCTTCTCCACAAGCTCATAACAATCCCGCCGGTTCATCGACGGTTCCATCCAAATCAACGGCCACGCATATTCTTGCCAGTCCAACCCCGATGGTTTCGCGCGCCCGATCTCGTCGCGCGAGATGCCGATCCAGGTGATCACTGGGTGCGCAGGCCCGTAGCCCTTGGATCGCAGATGTCGCTGGACGACGCGCTTTTTCCACTCCGTTGAACAGAACCCGTCCATTGCCCCGGTCGCCGTATACGTCGGAATCAACAGATCGCCGTTGCCGCTGAAGAGATCGACCTTCGCCAAGGAGTGGGGAGCCAATTCGATCGTGCATCCGACCGCGCCTAACATCGGGTTCACGTACCGCTCTGTGTATTCCCACGTCTCCGACGCCTCGCGCCCGGTGTCTGCGATGACGATGCATTCCGGTTTCGGCAGCTTCCCTTGAGCGACCAAGACGGCGATCGCCACGGATTGCGTGCCGCCACCATAGCTCCAACAAAGCGCCCGCGTTTCACTCATGACCGACTGTCTCCTTCGACGGCATAGTACGCTACTCCCTGATATTCGTACAGGTACGCCAATTCCAAGCGCACTGCCGGTTTCTTCCAGCAGGGACGCACGCTGATCGACATCCGGTCGGGAGGCCCGACCGTGCCATCCTCGCGCCGCGCCGGCTGAATCTCGAATCGGGTTCCCACGCCCAAAACTTCAGCCTGCATCAGATTTCTCCGAGTCCCGGTAAGGCGACGGACACTGCGCGTGCTGTCGGTCGAGTCGCGTGAAGAAATATTCGCCGTTCATCGTGACGATGCGCAGCAAGCCGCACTTCTCGCAGGTTTCGACGCGCACGTGTGGTCCGGCGGGCTGGCTCCAGTTATGTTCCATGCTCCCTCCCCAAGTACGCCTCGCAGATCCGCGCCAGCGCGTTCCCGTTGGCGTTGTCGTTCTGCGTGTCCACAAACGGCCCTGTCAGCTTGGCGGCGGTCACCGCGGCCTGGACCGTCTTTACCTGCTCGTCGTGCAGCATGAACGTTACTTGCTGGTACGGCGCCCGGTCGCCTTCCGGCAACTCCGGGTATCCGGTTTCGGCCACCTCGCGCATCAAGGCGTCCAGTTCCGCCGTGTCGAAGCCGATCACCGGCATATCGAATCCCTCGTCCCGAAGCTCCAGCAACTCCACGCCCAGCATCTCCTCGTCCCAGCCCGCGTTCATCGCCAGTTTGTTGTCGGCCAGCACGTAGGCCCGTTTCTTCGACTCGCTCCAGCCGCGCGCCACCATCACCGGGGCTTCCTGGTAGCCGTTCAGTTCGCCGGCCTGCACTCTGGCGTGCCCGGCGATGATTCCCCCGGCCTCGTCGGCCAGCACCGGAATTGTCCAACCCCATTCCCGCATCGACGCCGCTACTTGGCGAATTTGTTCCGGCGAGTGTGTTCTGGCGTTTCTGGCGTAAGGGATCAATCGAGCGAGAGGCCACCTTTCAACCTTGTCTGCGGGCCATTCCGGTGTCATGACTCCTGCCTCGGCGCGGGCGGCGCACACTGGCAGCGAATGCTGTAGTCGGCCTCGTATGGGTCCATGCCCGCCACCTCCACCATCTTCGTGCCGCTCACCCAGCCGGTGCCGTTACACTTCAGGCAGGCCGGGTTACCGAGTGACTTCTTCTCATGGTGCCTCCATTGACCGGCCAGCGCGATCAGTTCTCCTGGCTTCGGGCATTTGCCCGCCGGATCGTCCACAAACTGCGTTACCAGCCGGTGGAGAAATTGCTCGTCCGTTTCGGATACCCGGCGCAGAGCGCGTTTCAAATCAACCTGCGCGGCGGGCATCAACGGAAAGCCCTGCAACCCACTAAGCCGCTCAAGCTGGTTAGTGTAGAAATCATCCACTAGGAGCTTTTTCTTCGACATCACGCCTCTCGGAATTGCCGTCGCATGCGCTCCACGTAGCTCTCGACAACCGCCGGTTTACGGATTACCGGGCAGGCTTCAAAATCTCCGTCGGCGAACCAGCGCCAGAGCTGCGGTATGAACTTCCCGGCCGGCAGAGTCGCCCAGTATTCGCGCCACTCCGTATGCCGGTCGCGAATGGCCTCGGCGGTCCACCCCCGGGCCATCGCTTTGCGGACCTCACCCACTGCCTTGCGCGCCAAGCCCGGTTGCGGATGGAGAGCCGATAGCTCCCGCGCCAGTGCTTCCGGCTCCTGGGTGTCGGGTTTGGATTCGATCGAAAACCCATCCGCCGCCGCCGCCGCCGGTCCCTCACGTAATTCCACTACGGTCGGCGGCACGGCATGGTTCTTAGGTTCACATGGGTAAGGTTCAGTCAATAATGATACGCGCGTGCTAGGTGGCTCACATTGCGCCACGTAGGCGGCGCTATTTGCGCCACCTCGAGTTTTAGGTGGCTCACATTGCGCCACCTGGATTTCGTAATTATTGCTGTACCGGACCTGCTTGCTTTGGATGAATCCGAACTTGCGCAGTTCGATTAAAGCCCGCTTGATGGTGTGTAGTGGAACGCCTAATTCTTCCGTCAGCTTCTGCCGACTCGGATTGCATTGGCCGGTTTGCTTGTTGCGGTGGTCCTGCAGTTGGGCTAGCAGTAACTTGGCTGTAGCCGAAATCCGCTTGTCTGTCAACAACTCTTTGGCTACAATGAGAAAAGACTTACGTTCCATAGGGACCTCCTTCTCGGAACAACCTGTGGACAAATGTGATTGCAAACAGGGGCGCGACGGTAATCGCGCCCTTTGTTTTTATGGCGATCGTTCGTGGCGCGCGAGGAAATTGCACAGTTCTTCGGCGCTTTCCACCACCACAACCGGCAGGCCGAAATTCCGCTGCAGGTTGGCGATCTGGATTTTCTGGTTGTCGTTGAGCGCGCCGCCTGGCCGCTTTACCTCCATCAGGAAATTGCGGTGCCGCTCATGCAGGCAGGCATAATCCGGCGTGCCTTTATCGACGCCCTTGATCTTGCGCAGGCAGTCCATCGACTGGAACAGGCCCGCATGCAGCCTGACGACCCAGTAGTGGTGCAGATTCAGGATCGTGAGGCATCCGGCCTCGACATCGTTCTCCGAAGGCGTGGGCGCCACCAGACGGAAGGGCTTCATCGGCCCTCCGAGTTTGCCGGCTTTAACGGTTCGGCCCCCACTGCATAGGCTTCGCGCGAAGAATACCAGCCGCGCTCCTGATCAACGTCAACGTAGTAGTAGCCGTCGATCCGGCATGTCGCGGCGAGGGAGAGGATGCCTACCACTACGGTCGCGCCGCAGCCTGGGCATTCCGAGATACTGTTATCGCTCCATACAAGGCGGAAAGGGGCGGCGGCGGCCAGCGGCGGGCCTAGCGGGCTTCCCTGCGCGATCGGCGGGCATTCTGCGGGCCTCATGCGGGCCTTTCCCAGCGCCAGCCCAGCAGCGCCCACGCCCAGAAGCGCCGCCAGCGATTCGGTGGCTTCTCGATATACCCGACGCCGCGGAATTCGAGCCACCACCTCGGTACGGCAGTACCGATACCGATATTGCCCTTGGTTGTGATGCGATAGAGTTCTGACGGAAAAACCCCGCCGTTTCCGGCGGGGCTAGGGTTTGGGCTTGGAGGGCCGCTCATGCGGCGACCCTCACATTGATAACAAACGGGATAGAACCAATTAAATTGCCATCATCGCGAATGCGGCGATGGCAGTTTCCG